CAGGAACTGCAGGTAGTATTACTAATACTGCGACTCCTACTATCACTACGCCAACTTCGACAAATGTTCTTACATACTTGCTTAAGGCAGCAGGTGGTATTCGTAAGGTGATCATTGACAAGGGCGACTACTTAAAGAACTTTATCGACAAGTCAAAAGATTATGGCGGTATTTCTACAGGAGATATGACTACTGCCAAGGCTAGATCAAAGCTACGAGATGCTGCTAACTTAGGCAACACTCAGTTTATGGGCCAACTACTTAAAGAAAATCTTATTTGTTCTGAATATAATAATCCAACCCCTAAACGGATTGGTAGAACAGTAAAGCAAGAGTCTACTCCTATCTTAGGTAATAAGCCTGTAAGTATTTACTCGCCTAGACTTGCTGCAACATATATACCCAAAAACAATGTAGTAAGTATTGTTCCTGAAGATAAGTACAATCCTCTGAAGCAAGATGATATCACTATAAAAACTAAGTTGTCGGACAATATTACCATAGCAAAGTTTTTGGGATCAGAAGATGCAACAAACCTTAAGTTCATAAAATCATTGTCTGTGAAAAGAGAGCTTGCTAGAAACCTATACTTACACAGTCTTATATTGAAAAAGGTGCAAACTAATACTGATAGGTTTAAAGGTATAAATCTAGTTGTATCAGAAGGCATTTATAAACCTGGTCCATCTGAAGTAATAACACCAAAAAGTATAAACGATTTAAAAGCTAAAGGCAAGGCTGTTGTATACAAAGTGGTGGATCAAAGCGGTGCAGAAAACAACTTAGATTTGTTTGATATTGCAGAGTATGTAAAGGATGTGAGTTTCTTTGATGAAATGATTTTGTCATACGATACTTTAGAGTGCAAGAACGATCAACCAGTTTTAAAGGCAAGACTTATTTTAATAATGCCTGATATTGATGACAACTGGACAGGAAGATTTAACAGAAAAGTTTCTACTGAATATAATAGACAGTTGTTATCTAAAGGTGAGCTAATAGAATGTTTGTTAGAAGATAATGAAACATTAGAAGCACGTGCGATAGAACAGTCTGCCATTCCACCAAGTGATGGTGTTGTAACTCACTCTAGAGGACCAGACCGAATAAATTGGCCTAATCAAAATATTGTTGATGCGATTGCGGCTGCTGTTCGTGAACTTGGTCAGGAATATACTGCACGGATAACTTCAAATGGTGGTAGAGCCAAAAGAGATACTGGAACTCAAAACCATCCAAAAGGAGAAGCAGCTGATCATTATTTAATGCTAAATGGCGTCAGAATAATGCCGTCAGAAAACGCATTCCTCTACCAACGGTATATTCGTATTTTAGTTAAGAACGCAAAGGCACGTGGAGTTCGTCCCGGTATTGGTGGTTATTCTTCGGAAAGGACCGTTGAGGGAGTGACCGAGAGGACTGGGTTTATTCATTATGATGAGAGTACATGGAGACAAGGCGGTGCAGGATCTGCAGGAACTTGGAACGCAGGTTTTGATGTTTCCTTCGCAAAATCATTATAAATAACAGTAAAATAGAGAAGACCTAATGGCAACAACTAGAGTATTAGCAAAGGAAGATGGTAATCTTAGTCAATCTACTTTAATCGGTGGTAGACGTAAAGAATACAAAGATGTAGATCTGTCTTTCACTGCTAAACCAAATGGAGAAATATTTGTTAAAAAAGAAGCGGCTGCTGTAAAGCAAGCCGTAAAAAATCTTATTTTGACAGACTATTTTGAAAAGCCTTTTGAGCCTTTCTATGGCGGTAATATAAGAGCACTTCTATTTGAACTTGCCGACAATGAGATTGAAGAAGAGACACGTGAAAATATAATAAGAGCTATCAATGCTTATGAACCAAGAGCTATTGTAAGAGAAGTGTCGGTAAGCTATCAAGAGGAAAGAAACTCTATAAGTATTTACATAGAGTTTCAAGTTATAAACACAGAAGAAGTTGTAATATTCACAACTTCATTATCAAGGTTAAGATAAAATGGCAACAACGATTAAATCATCAGCCTTAGACTTTAATAATATTAAGAGTAATCTAAAAGACTATCTTGCTAATAAAGATGAATTCAAAGACTATAACTTTGAGGCATCAGGATTGTCAAATATTCTTGATGTATTGGCATATAACACGCACTTAAATGCTTTGATTGCAAACTTTGCTTTAAACGAGTCGTATCTCCCAACCGCACAGTTGAGAAGTTCAGTTGTATCACTATCTGAAGGTATTGGGTATGTTCCTGATACAGATACTGCAGCACAGGCAAAGGTTAGACTTACGTTTAATACTACTGCAGCAGGACGTGAGCAAACAGTATCCTTACCTGCATACACACAGTTCACCTCAAATGTTGACGATGTGTCCTACACGTTTCAAACCGTAGAGTCGTTTACGGCAACTGATGATGGAACAGGATTTTATGAGTTTAAAACAAATGATGGTTCTAATCGTATTTCTATTTTTGAAGGAACATTAAAAACTAAAACATTTTTAGTTGGTGAATATGAAGATAATCCTGTTTACGTTATTCCTGATGGAACACTAGACGCTGACACTGTTACCGTAAAAGTATATACCAGTGCTACCTCAGTAGATTTTACCACATATCAAAACATTGTAAATGTAACTTCTATTAGTTCTAACTCGACTATCTACATTTTAAAAGAATCTCCTAATGGATATTTCGAGCTATCCTTTGGTGATGGTGAGACATTTGGTATAGCGCCACAAGCAGGTAATCGTATTGAAGTTGAATATCTGTCAGTAAAGGGAAATGCTGCTAATAATGCTACTATATTCACACCTGTTTCTCAGTTTACGTCAGGAGTTATAACCTCTGATATAAATGTGATAACATATGTCAACTCTATTGGTGGTGATGAAAAGGAAAGTATTGAATCCATTCGTAAGAATGCTCCTTTTCAATATGCTACTCAGAACCGTATGGTTACTGCAGAAGACTATTCATCTTTAATTCTACAAAGCTATTCCACACTTATTGAAGACATTGCATCATGGGGCGGCGAAGAAGCGGTGGAACCTGAGTTTGGCGCAGTATACATATCTATTTTGTTTGAAGATGATGTGACTGCAGCTACAATTGCAAGCACTAAACAAGCGATACGAGAGTTAGCAGCACAACTTTCCATCGTATCCTTCAACATAAGATTTATTGATCCAATAGAAACCTTTATTGAAATGGATACTTTCTTCCAGTTCAATCCTAAACTCACAGATTTAACTTTGAATGCTGTTCAGGATCAGGTCAAAAATACAATATCTTCTTACTTCACTAATAATACTGGTGGGTTCAAACAAGCCTTTAGAAGATCGAATGTCTTATCCCTTATAGATGAATCTTCTATTTCTATTTTGTCTACTAGAGCAAATATTAGAATGCAGCAGAGGTTTACTCCCACAGCACCTACTTTGATTTCTGTTATTAACAGTTTACTTTTAGATGTTGATGCCACTTCTACTGATGATATTAATAATATTGTTGATTTAGTTGTGAGTCAAAGATATAATGATGCTGCAAACTTCATGGTGTTAAATAGTTTAAGTGGTGAGAATACCACGACTATTAAGTCAAAACTTTCAGCAACAAAAGTTTCTAACAATCAACAATTGCAGTATCCCGTACCCATTGCCGCACCTGATGATAATGAGTATATTATTACTAGCAACGAGTTTACTTTCCAAGCTCAAACCTGTACACTTAGAAACAAACTAAGTTCTAATATCATTCAAGTTATTGCTATTGCAGGTAATGCCGTGATAATAGATAATGTTGGCAGCTTCAATTCTGCAACAGGGGTAGTTACTATTAACTACTTTAACCCGACAAGTATATCTGCAGGACTAACATTTATCAAACTAGCTGCTGTACCAGCTAATCAAAGTGCATTAGCACCTACAAGAAATGAGATTTTAAACTTTGATACTGATAGATCAACCACAACTGCTGTAACTGTAAGTGCCACAAACTAATGTCAAAGCAAGATAAAACATTACTAGACAATAATCGTACAGATTTAAATCTCTTTAAGAATGAGATTGATAATGTATTACCAGAATATTTCAAAGAAGATTTTCCAAATATTAAATCTTTATTTGAAGCATATTATGAGTTTATGGATTCTGCAGACAACCCATCTGGTCAAATAAAGAGATTATATTCTTCTAGAGATGCTACACAAGTTCCTGATAAGCTATTGCAATATCTTGAAGATGAACTTCTTCTAGGTCAAGCGTACTTTGGGGGGTTCTTAAATAAAAGAGAAGCTATTAAGTTTTCTAACACTCTCTACAGATCTAAAGGTACTAAGTATAGTATTGAGCAGTTCTTTAGAGGATTCTTTGGTGAAGATCCACAGATACTATACCCTAAAGAAAGTATATTCAAAGTCGGGCCAGCAATCGACTATGAACAAGATAGCATTAATACTGGTGGACAGCAAATAAAAGAGTTTGCCTCTGTTATTGGTCCTGAGTCACGTAAGTTTATTACTGATGATAAACTATATCAAGTTATGTCAGTTTTGATTAGGATTGGTCTTCCTCTTAAAGATTGGGTTGACACATATAAACTATTTGTTCATCCTGCAGGAGTATACCTTGGTTCAGAACTTTTATTAGAACTTGTTAATGATATAGGTCTTTCTAGAGATCAGGATGAGATTGGCGATCCAATCACTGAACAGGTTGTTTCTGAAGAAATCGCTGCAATGAGTATGCAAGCGGAAACTTCTATGACACTTCTTTTAGCAGACAGTGCCACAGGCATTAGACGTTTCGCAACAGGAACTGAGTTCAGAGACCTTGGTGAAATTCAAATCCAAGACTTGGATGCTGATAGAGATGCTTATAACATCTTAGGTCTTTCAGGCACATTTATGGATGACTCTGCAAATGGTTTGGTTCTCACTATGGACCAAGATTCAGATGGTGTCATTACAGTAGAATCTACTATGGATGGTAATAAGTTCTCGACATTATTCGACTTAGATAATGCTGCAGATTCGGCTAATTATGTATTCTAACATGTATAAATAATATAAATCAAGCTAGAGAGTAAGTTATGGCAAAACAAACAATCAACACAGGTCTTTCTGCGAATGACAGAACAGGAGATACATTACGTACTACTGGTATAAAGATCAATGCCAACTTCACAGAACTATATGATGTTTTAGGTGGATCTAATATCGGTTCAGGTACATCACAACTTACAGACAGTGGATTAGATATTTTAGGCACATCAGCACGTACTAAATTGGGCGCTGTTGGTGGTAATGTTGAAGTTAACATTGACTTACCAGATTCGTCAGGAACAGTTCTAGTTAACACTGCTGTTCAGACTATGAGCAATAAAACTCTGGACAGTGCTCAACTAAACAATCCATCACTACTTAACATTAGTATGTTTGATGATAACTCAAGTCACAAATACTCTATTGTTGCGGGTTCTTTAACTGCAAACCATAATCTTAATGTACCTAGTTTAACAGACAGTGACACTCTTGTATTAAATAATAACTCCGCAACTATCACAAATAAAAATATAATTTCTCCTGTCATAGAGAGACCTAGAATTCATGAATACTTAGCTGACTCTCTTGGAAATGCGGTATTATCTTTTACGGATACATTTAGCCCTAGTAGAAATAATGTTAAAATATCTGATAAGGGTGCAGGTACAGCACCAGTTATTGAGGCCATAGGAACAGACGGAAATATAAATTTGGATTTGGTTTCAAAAGGAACTGGATCTGTAAATATAAGTAA